ACCAAGAAAATTTACATTTTGCATATTAAATTTAACTTAAAAATAGTATGGAATCTATTTCTAGAATAAATTATTTATCCAAGCATTAATAAAAGATAAAGATAAAGAACCCCAATAAATAAAAATGTCCGGTAATTTAGAAGATGAAACTATAAGAGTTAAATACTTTGCTTATTATATTCCAATACATAAATCTGTGCTTATGCAGGATGTTCGGGATGCATTAATTAGAACTTATGGTGCAGATTTAGGAAAACTAATGTCGATTCAAGTAGAAGCTAATTTATATTCAAATGATTGGGATAATATAATTGGTGAGAATCAAATGCATTCTACTATTTCATTAGTTCTAGTTAAAATTACAGATGTGCGGGATTTATTTATTGATGCTAATACAGATGCTAATACAAATGCTAATACAAATGCTAATACAAATGCTAATACAAATGCCATTGATAATAATTATGTTAAATTGAATTCTAACAATATTGGTTTCAGAAATAAGGTAAATAATAGTGATAATTCAATTTATAAACGTCGTAATCCAACTTTCAGTGGAACACTAGATTTATCATATGCACAGCAATTGCAAAGTGATGATAATAACAATGATTCTGTATCATTACCAAATCTTAATTATATTTTCATTGAAACCATATGTATTTCCTTAAAAGAAATATTTAATATGTTCATATATACAAATAATCCTGACTACCAAATAGTATTCGATGCTAGGAATAAAAATAATGTTGAATATGGGAATATATTTGATACATCCATAAATAAGATTATTATAGAAAGACCTAATATTTCCAATAATATTCGAAATTTTCCAAATGGTGTTGATGCAATATGTATTGATATTTTAAAATTGGTAAATGGTATTTTAAAAGGAGTTGATACGACTGAAGGTATAACATGGGATATCATTCAAAAGTATATTCCATTAGTTGATAGCTCATATAACCAGTTAGTAACTGATTTGTGGCAAAAAATAATGCAAGACTATAAGAATCCTACTGAATTCTTAAAAAATCATATGTTAATTATTAAAGATACCGTGGTAATAAATCGTGATAAGGAACTCAAAGATACTCAAAGTGAAAATAATATTTTTAACAGTCATTTGAATACTTTTAAAATGATAGATAGCATTGTATGTAATTTAAATGCAAAGTTATATATTACAGATAAACCTTTTAATGAAATTTGCATTGTTGATGCATTGCCTTATAGAATGCAGTTTCTGAGTAGTGAAACGTGCAATACCCCATATGATCGCCGGCATAATAATCTAGCAAATCGTATTGAGACAATTAAAAATATAATATTCGGTATTAGAAAAAAATTAGCAAATGAAAAAATAATAGAGGCTAAACAGAATAAATATATCCAGGATATTGCTATATTTGAGGCAGAAATTGCAGAAATACAGGGTAAGCTAACGCATATAAATATGGCTTATCAAAATCATATACTACATAGAACGATGATAGGTGTTAGATGTATATTCAATGATTATATTAATAACTATAAAGTGCTTACTTATCTACGTCCTATTTTAATGAATGCTGCAAGATTGAAGCATATATTCCGATTTAAATATAAAGTTTCTAAATATAAAAATAATGATGTATTTAGCTTATTAATTCATAAGGATTATTTGGAGCAGATATTAAATCCAAATATAAAAGAGAAATACGAAAGTGGTGAAGACAAAAAGAATAATTTCCATCTGGATTTATTTACAACTAGCCGTTTTTTTAAATTTAAAATGGATGAACGCTTTGATGACAATAATTATAATATTACCGATTATAAATATGATGCAAATAATACAGTAGATGATTCTCTAGAATCTGTAAAAAAATTAAATGCCTTTATGAAGGATAACATCGCGATTGAATTGTTACGACACCAGAAATCTAATTTGCTATGGATGATTGCGCTAGAGGATAAGATTGATTATGGTAAATTAGTGTTAAATAGTATTAAAACTGATTTATCACGCGCATCTCATCATCGAGATGATATTCATTACTATATATGTAGTTTTAAAAACAAAATACCAGAATCATTCATAAAAAATTATTTGATAGATGTAAATAACAAGCGTTATATTTTGGATATTAATAAGAATGCATCAATTGCGCAGGCAATGAGTATTGTATCATTTTTAAATTTCGAAAATATTAGGAATTATGGTTTAGGATTACGTAATCATTATTCCTCATTTGATAGTGATGTAATTGAGGAAGTGCATAAATTTGAAGATTTTCGTAAAACCAAAGCTATACAGGTACCATTATGTGGAGGTGCATTATGTGATGAAGTAGGTTTAGGTAAAACGCTTTCGGTGATTTCAACATTGATTGTAAAGATGAAACACGATATGATGAAATATAGTTATTATAAGTCTGCAATGACCGAACTATTTTGTCAACTAGATGAAAACATATCAAGCAACTATATTGATCCTCTAGATGCGGGTTTTGAATATAATAATCTAATAATTGTCCCTAGCAGACTAACATCTCAATGGGAAACTGAAATTACAAAATATTGTGCTGACAAATTCAATTTACGTGTAAAAGTGCTAGTTAGTATTAATTCTATTCGACAGTTAGAGAAGGAATTGTATGATTTTTATGAAAAACTAGCATCGGGTAAAGTAGCAAATGCAGATGAATTTAGAAATGGTGGTAAAAAGAAAGAAAAGAACGCACAAACAGACAAGCAACAACAACAACTGAAACAACAACTGCAACAAAAATGCAAATCTAAAATCTTAGTAAGTTATTCTAAAAATACAACCAGTGCTATGGTATCACAAGAACCTATAATAAAGATTGATAAATTTAATGAAATAGAAATACCCATTATAGAGGGAATTAATAATACAGAGGAACTAGAGGTAAATAAACCGAGGAAATATAATATCAAAGCTAATGTTACATCTGGCACTAGCACTGGTACTAGCACTAGCACTAAATTAACCAAGGCACAAAAAATAATTCAAAAATTAATGGCCGATGCAAAAAAGAACCTGGTAAATGCATCTGGAAAAACTACTAATAAAGCCAAGAGAGAACCAAATGCAAATGTGGATTTAGATATAGATAAATTAAGTAAGATTGGTTGTGGTGTATCTCTAGATGCAGTACTTCAGCCGCAAAGTCAAACACTACATCAAACTTCTGAAACATTGAAAGCAATATCATTAGAAGATGAAACAGATACGCCAGATACGCTAGATAAGACAGATATGCTAGATACGCTAGATAAAGTTAGAGAACAACTGGAAGACCAAGCGAAAGACCAAGTGAAAACAGATAATTACCGATATATATTACCGTATATTGAATCTAATGAAACTGGTGAGGATTATTACCGAGATCAATTATATGATGTATACATTGTATCAATAAATCTTCTTAGCAATGAAAATTATTTAAACTATATATGCCATAATGATGATAATCATTTGCGACCATTTATTGATTCTAGCAATCAGAATGGTAATCTTAAAATACATATGGCTGAGAAAATAATGGAAGATGTCACTGATATGCGTAAGATATGCCGTATTACAAATAAGTTCAATATATTCAAAATCAAATGGAATCGTGTTATTCTAGATGAAGCCCACGAAAAGCTCAACCCCGTTATAAAATACTTCAGTTCGTCAATGAAACAATTTTCAAAATCTAATAAGCATAAATTCAATTATGACGAACAGTTTCTTTTTGAAAATCTCGTTGCCATAAAATCTAATTACAAATGGGCTCTTACTGGTACACCGGCACAATCTGGTATTGATAATATTATGGGAATTTTACAATTTCTTGCAAAGCAAAATGTGTTAGATTTAAGAAGAATGGAAAAGATACGTTATTTTTCAGAATTGCTAGGTATGTCTTCCGAGGAATTAGATTCCTGTCTGAGTGAAATCTTTAAAAAGACATTGAAAAAGGATGTTAAGAATATATTAAATATACCCCTATTTACTGAAGAAATCATATATGTAGAACAAACTAATATTGAGCGTAATATATACAATACTATCCGAGCAAGCCGGCATTTTACCGAAGCTGTTAAACTGCGTCGGCTTTTCTTAATGTGTACTAATATTTTGATTAATGAGGGATATGATTTTGATAGTCAGAATGATATACAATCTTCCATAACCAATGAAGAACCTCTTACATTGGAACAACTTAATACCAATATGATTGGATGTTTTACTAAGCAATTAAATAATATCACCGGACAAGAAACACGCCTAAATCAGGCAAATGACTTATTAACTAAACGTGCAGAACAGTGGCAAAAGATTGTTGAATACGTAGAAACGTTAGGATTAGAAGCAAAAATTGCAAACGCTGTTCTGGAGGAAGTTCGCGCACATTTCGGCAATATAGAAAAAATTGGTAATAGGGCTAATATAGAATTAGTTTATCGCTTACTAGATACATTCTCTGCATATCAAGAACCTAAAAGTGCAGGAATGGTTTTATATATAAATTATGATAATATCAAGCAGGAACTCAAACGAATTTGGAAGGACAGTTGGCAAACCGAGGATACAATGACTTGGTTAGCAGGACAAGGTTCCCGGTTAGGCGTGAGTAAATCTAATGTGGAAATAGCACGTAATCGGGTTAAGATACAAGGGATGCAGACAGAAAAGAACCGGATAAATAATCAAATTGCCTTATTTAGCAATAATGAATTCTTGAAGGATAAAACGCATGACCCTTGTATAATTTGTTTTGAAGATCTGCGAGACGTAGTAGTCACCCCATGCCGGCATATATTCTGTTTGGGATGTGCTAAACGGATGTCGAATGATTTAAAAGCAAATTTTACGTGTCCCGAATGTAGGACGGTGATAACTTGCAATAAACTCAATATTACAACAGTAGATATTATTAATTCTGGAAATAAAACTGTATCTGGCGATGCGGAAGATGCTAGTAATGTCATAGACACCAATAGTGCAAAAGATGACCTAAAAGAATGTGAAGGTAAAAAAGAAAATGGAAAACCTCTAACAAAGCTAGAAGAGAAATTCGGTGAAGATTGGAAGTTAAAATGCACTAATAAATATGGCAGCAAGATGACCCGGCTAGTAGAATATTTGCACGAGTTATTTGATGCCAGTACCCAAAATCGTGTAATTATATTTTCCCAGTATGATAAAATGTTGAAAATGATAGGCAAGACTTTAGATGAATTCGGTGTAAATTATGTATACTGTCATGGTAATAACTTTGTCCTTAATAAAAATATCCAAAAGTTCAAAAAAGATGATTCAATTCGCGTAATTATGTTATCTAGCGAAACCAGTAATTCTGGTAGCAATCTTACCGAGGCTAACACAATTGTCCTAATTGAACCTTTATATCATGAATTACAACAAGTAAAAGCAATTGAACAGCAAATTATTGGGAGAGCAGTACGCTTAGGTCAAAAATTACCAGTTAAAATAGTTCGATTTATAACCCGTAATACAATTGAAAATGAACATTTTGAGAAAAATAGATACGACTTAAATACACTACAAGAATAATAAGAATATTTTAAATTTTTTATTTTTAGTTTTATTTATAAAATTTATAAATTTATAAATATAAAGTATTATCTAATTTTAAAATTAAATAAAATGCCGTTCTTATGCATAGAACCTAATTGTGCAACTAGACCAAGTTATAATATACATACTGAAAAGAAAGGAATATATTGTAAAAAACATAAGAAGGATAATATGATTAATGTAATTGATAAAAAATGTATTGTTTTTGAATGCAATAAAATATCAATGTTTAACAAATTAAATGAAAACAAACCATTATATTGCTTAAAACATAAAACCGAAGATATGGTTGATGTTAAATCTAAAAAATGTATAGAAAAAAATTGTAAAATTAGACCAAATTATAATATACCAACACTGAAAAAAGGGATATATTGTTTCAAACATAAGAAAGATAATATGATAAATATTAAATCAAAAAGGTGTATAGAACCTAATTGTAATAAGATTTCAAATTTCAATATACAAACTGAAAAGAAAGGTATTTATTGTTTTAATCATAAAAAAGATAATATGATAGATGTTAAAACAAAAAAATGTATAGAACCTAATTGCACAAAAAAACCTACATTTAATATACCTACTGAAAAAAATGCATTATATTGTGGAAAACATAAAAAAAATGATATGATAGATGTTAAAACAAAAAAATGTATAGAACCTAATTGTATTAAACAACCTACATTTAATGTTTCTAATAATCTAAAACCATTATATTGTTTTGACCATAAAAAAGATAATATGATAGATGTTAAAACAAAAAAATGTATTGAGCCTAATTGTGTGAAGCAACCAAATTTTAACATATCAACAGAAACAAAGGGTATATATTGCAAAAAGCATAAAAAAGATAATATGATAGATGTTAGAACAAAAAAATGTATAGAACCTAATTGTATTAAACAACCTACATTTAATGTTTCTAATAATCTAAAACCATTATATTGTTTTGACCATAAAAAAGATAATATGATAGATGTTAAAACAAAAAAATGT